GTGCGCCCATTACAGAGGGGTACTGACCTAAGAAGCCTTGCGTTGCTGCGGCCCCTTCTGGGCCTAGACCCATGCCATATTGCTGTGCTTGCATACCAAGCTGCGCTGCTGGTACTCTTCCTTCCTGCGCCCTACTATAAGCACCACCATATAATGATGCTAGATTTCGATTCAAATCCTTCTGTGCCTGTTCAGTTGCTTGGGCTGCAAAGATATCCCCTCTGCTTCCACCGCCTGGCTGATAAAGAACCTGCTTTCCTCTTACATTTGAAAGAGCCTTTTCCATTTGGTCCTCAGCCTGTTCTCTATATGCTGTAGCCATGTCTCCAAATGGGCCAGTTGTGTAATCAACATCACCTGACAATAGACCGCCATACTGAGTTTCATCAAAGGGGGTTAGTCCAGCATATTGAGCCTGTGATAATGGTTGGGCAAGGTTTGCACTGTATTCCATTCCACCAAGGCCATAACCTAATCCACCAGTTAGCCCTGCTCTTGCCTGTGCGCTTAATTCGTCTGGAATTCCACCGGTAGCATACCCAGTTATAGCCTCTTGCGCTGCCTGTTGAGCAGGATCAAACCCTGCATATGTCTGTGATGGAAAGTATGAAGGGGCAAATTGTCCAACATCATATAAATTCCGTGCAGCAGTAAAAGCCTGTGTAAGCTGAGGCAATTGACCAATGCCCTGCGGATAATCCGAGGTTTGATATGTCTGACCCCCATACTCAAATGTTCCATCGGCAGGACCAGGCATCGCGCCCCAAGGTTCTGTTTCTGTTCTAGTTACTCTGCTTCCACCTGACATAATTTATTCCTCTGTTAGAACCAACGTATCTTGTATCCAGTATCAGCACCACCGCCACCACCGCCGCCGCCAAAGGTAGCCTGTATTATATTTTCAGTGCTTGGTGAGATACCAGTTAACATATTTAGATCAAACTGCAATGATGCTGCTAAGTCAGCCTTTCTTTGCTCATCAGCTAATCTTAACGCTTCTTGTAATGCCTCTTCTGCGGCAGTTTGTTGTTGTTGTTTTTTCACTGCCTCTGCTAATTGCTGCTGTCTAACAATTTCTCTTTGTGTTGCCTCTTCTGCTTGAATTCTTTCAAGCTCCTCTTCTCGTCTTTGCTCTTCTGCTTCCAGCCTTGTTCTTTCCATTAACTCCTCTAATTGAGCATTAAGGATATCCTGTAATCGCTTGTCCTCTGCTTCTTTTACTGCTAATAGTCTAAGCCTTTCTCTTTCTGCTTCTGCATCTGCTGCTGCTGCCTCTTGTTCTTGTCTTACTCTTTCATCTTCTTGTCTTTGTTGTTCAAGAAGAGCGTCTGCTGCTGCTTTAGCATCTGCTGCCTGTTGTACAGCCAAGGCATCTGCTGCTTGCTGGTCAGCTAATGCTTGTGCTGCTGCCTCCTCATCGAGCAATGCTTGAGCAGCTGCTGCTGCCTGTGCATCTGCAAGACCTTGATCTATAGATGTACTTGCGCCAGTATCAATCCCTATTCCCTCGCCATTGATCCCCTCTCCAGTGCCTGGGCCAGTTCCTGGGCCGGTGCCTGGGCCAGTTCCATTATAGGTAATAACCTCTCCAGTATCAGGATCAGGCCATTCTGAAGGAGGAGTAGTAGGAATTACAGGAACAACAGGAGGAATAGATTCCTTCTTTATCCAAGGCGCAAGATCAGGGAGCCACTGAGGATTGAATGTAGGGTCTTGCTCCATGTCAAGTAATTCCCACGGCTTAAACTTCATGAGCGCAGACCAGTCTCCTGGGGCACCAGTATAGGTAGGCAAGGGAATAGGAGTGCCAGGATCATAAGGATTAATAACTGCCATTATTGCATCCTCTGTTTCAAATCTTTAGTGATTACCATATATTTATGTTCCCAGTCTGTTAGCTTCTTTGCCATTCCTTTTCTTGTCCATGCTTCCAGGGATGAGCAGTTATTACTTAATGCGAATCCTTCAACCAAAGGAAGAAAACCATACCACCTGCTCATACCGCGACCATCTTTACCTGCTATCGTGATAACTCTCAATACTCTTTTTCTTGGATAGACTACAATCTCTGTAATCATAGCAGCAATTACACCACCAGACATAGCTACCCATAATTGCATCTTACCAGTTTTAATAGGCTGGACTAAATCTTCAGGGATCACTTCTCCCTCTGAGTATTTTAATGCAGCCTCTATAAGGGGAACTACCTCATCCCACACCAACTCCAGGTCGTCAGGTTGAATTAATACAACCTTACAATTTCCCTCAGACTGCAGGTTATCGGTGAATTCTTTTTCTATTCTCATTTCATATCTGCGCCAGCAGCAAAGCCATACCAAATTGTTCCTGCATCCACAGTTGTAAAAGTCAAAATATCTATTCCGCTGGACGTTAATGACGGAGCAGAGCCGCCAGCCCAGTCTACAGATGAGGGCCAATTAACTGTCTGCGACCCACCATTTGTGAGGATCAACGTAAACGAACAAGCCTTACCAGTGGCGGAAGGGTTAGTAAAGGTAAAGGTTTGCGTACTTGTCGATACTGTTGCAGTAACGACGTTCCCAGCGGTAAGATCAATAGTGTCAGTACCGCCCCCTAAGTCTCCTAACACGTTTACAGTCTCTGCATAGTCAGTAAAGCGTGGTCTACTAATCACCTCATCAGCACACGCTATAGAACCACCAAGCGTCATATCTGCTGAACTATCTATAGTGATTGCTGCTGTCGTGCCATGTGCAGTACCGGCTCCAATCTCTAACTTGTCTGTGCCGTCATCAATTCCTATTCTAAAATCTTGGGCATTGCCATCGAAGTTTAGATAGGTGTCCTCCGCGTCACCGTCACCTACAGTTAGACTCCCACCAGCTATAAGATTGCTAGTAAATCTACCATCACCATTAACATCTAAAGTATACGATGGGCTAGTATCTAAAATACCAACCCTCTGCCCCTTTAATGTAATGTGGACTTGGTTGTCTACATAGAAATCAGCACGCGCACTACCCGCATCACAACGTATTTTTAAGTTTGCTGAATTAGAAACATTGTTGTCTATTTCCAGTGCTAAATCTCCAGAAACACCTGAAATCTCGCAAGTACCATCATCTAAGGCTAACAGATTCACCCAGTGTGAACCCTTCTTGAAGACATAAAGCCCCTCAACACCAGCACCTAAAGGGTCTGCATTTGTACCATCAAAATACCTGATATCCCCTGCTCTGGGTCTGGGTGGCACTGCATTACTTCTCTCTAATCTAAACGATGCTTGATTTAAAAGTATATTACCAAGGCGTTTCAGTTCACTAACTATGTATATTCCTAAACTTTCTGGATCAGAAGGCAGTGGCCCTGGTTCATAATGAGTTACAGACTTTTCTACCCTGTCAGTATAGGTAGCCATCAGTTCATCTTGGAGCCTCTAATCCCTGCATTTCTTACATCCAGAGAATAGCCATCCAACCTCCATGTCTGGTCGCCAGTAGACTCAAACTTAACACCAATATATTTACCACTTACCCTGACAGGAACTTTAGATTGTTCGTCAGGATTAAAAGTATACGGACCCTCCCAGGCAATAGACTCCTCTGAAGACATAGCACTTCCCACATAAACATTTACAGTTGTATCTTCTGATACAGACATCTTGGGCCAAACTGATGTAACATGCTTAACCATTGACTGGTTAGGCTGCCCTTGAGCGTCCATAGTTAATCCTGTTCTTTCAATATAAGAGGTCATATTAGCAGTATTATTCTTGTTGCCAGTATTATGCCTATACAGCTTAGTATCAGTTGGAGATACCATAATTAATGACTTACCTTCTTTGCTTGTGAAAGAGGAAGAGGTAACATCATTCCAGTTTTTAGATTCCGTTGTCCAGGTTGTAGTGGCAGCGCTCCATGATGCAGTAGTAGCGGGATCAGCTAAAGTGCCATATCCAATAAATCCAAGATTAGGAATGTCACGCTCTGTGAACGTATTGTTTACCCAGTTCCAAACCAATGCTTTATCACATTGGGCATTAGCGTTACCAGAAGTTACATAGCAAGCCCACATCTCTGTTGCCCCATAGTCAGGAGCCACAAAGCACTTTTCATATTCATCGCCATTGATATTGCCAAATACATAATCCCTCATCTTATGTGGAAGTATGGATTTAACTTGTCTGCCATCACTAACATACATATCACCATTCCCGAAGATGAAATGCTTATCCTCAAACTCTGCTACACAGTTCTTAGAAAGTGCGCCCACCGTTGGCGAGAGTTGACGAAATGAGAAGATAAATGGTGTACCCACGAACTGCATAGAATAGATTGAATCTTCTTTATAGATCATAAATGTATCGCCAAGAGCCATACCATCTACGATTTTACCACTTGTGTCAGCTAATTCATATTCGCCAGCATCAACCGTAGCGCTTGTCTCGTCCCATGATGACGGTACAGACTGAGTAGCTGCCTCATGCGACCACTTAACTAATCTAGTATAAGGCACTCCAGCCTGGCTTACATTAAGCGCAATAAGAAAAGAACGAAATGCCCTTACAGCAAATGGGTAATGATTAGATCCGGCCCCAGCAGTCCAATTAGAAAGTTCTGCCATCTTGGTAGACACAGATGGAACACCAGAACTCAATGCCCAGAACTGTGGAACATCGAACCCATTTGCCATCACTAAGGTTCCACCCAGAATGGTAGATGTCCAGCCCTCTTTAGCTGTAGCATTATAGTCTACATCTGATCCAGTTGTTTGCCTTGTTATATTAGTCCACGATGAACCATTATGGACATATATTTTAGCCAGGCCACCCACAATCCAATAATTAGATGCACCTACTTCAAGGTTGACAACATGATAAGGCGCAACAGGACATGATGCCATAACCTCTGCATAGCCTGGAGTCTTCTGTATAGCCCCATGCTCTGCCCTTATATTATTGCCATCTGTCCAGACATTATTAGGCAATTGCCAAGCATTTATATCCTTGACAATTCCAATCTGCCCGACCTGTTCTATCGGGATTAAAGCCATGTTACGGCTGTACCGGCCAGCTAACGGCTTCTACTTCTGCTACGGTGGATAATCCCGCCGGAAGATCACGCAAGTCCTGACGATACGCTGTCATTGCATCAGACATGGTTACGTCCTGAAGGGCGTACCAATCTGTAGAAGACAGTTTACGGGTACGGTCTTGTCTTAATCCCGCAATTGCGCGATCAAAAGCACCGGCTGCCCATTGGGCTTCCTCTGCATCTCTTGCTGTTTCTTCTTCCGGTGTCAGATTCATTCTTACACCGTTTACTACTTTTGTTCTTGCCATCTAAATTGCTCCTAAAGTTATGCTATTCCGTACATCTGGATTACGCCGTCAAACGTACCAGCACCCGGAATAAAAGTTACAGCATCTATTTCATCAGTTGTATTAAAGTATCCGGCAACAAAACTATCTATTGCATCATCACCTGAAGAATTTATAATAAATCTGGAATAGAAATGCTTTACATAAGTATCACTACCCGGCCTAAATAAATGAAGAATCCCAGCACCACTTTCGTCTGAACCGCTTCCCATAGGATAATTTAGATCCTGCGCCCCAGTACCCTGCGATGTATCATCGCCTGCAAAATAGGCCACAGCAGCAGGGGTATCATCCTCTCCATGGGATGCCTTAAATACAGTTGTAGTTTTTATTGCATTGTAATTTGACCCAGCATCAGTAGACCCATTAAACCTAAAACTTGAAGCATCGTTACTTCGATTTATATCCGTAAACACAAACATATACTCGTCATATGTACTATCAAGCACTACGCTGGCAGAACCATTCACAAAATTAAGTGCGCTATCACCAGAAGCAGTCAGTGTTTTTATCAGTGTTGGTATACCCATTAGCCTACTCCGTACATTTTAATTACTGAATCCATATTCCCTGAAGACATTTTGAATTGGACAGCGTCAATTGCGCTGGTCGTATTCCAGTATCCCGCACTGTAATTATCGCAAGAGCCGGGACTACCCAGAGTAATATTTGCTCTTCCATAAAAATGCTTAACATAAGTCGTATTAGATGGATTGAATAAGAACAATTCACCCGCAGCGTTTTCGTCTGCCAAATTACCAATTTCCGCTATTGTTAGATGCACAGGGTTTGTACTTTGTGCAAGATCATCACTTGCTGCGTAAGTAAGTGCTGCTTCTGAATTAGCTTCATTATGATGAGCAATAAAGTGGGTAGTCGTTGCTGTTACCCCGTAGTTAGACCCACCATCAGTGCTTGCAGTAATGTAAAGCGACGTATTATCCGTTGCCGGGTTTACAGCATAAAACTTAAAGATATAAAGTTTGTAGGTGCTGTCTATACTGGAAGTAAATGATGATGACGCAGCATTTGATGATGTGTTAGTTGTTATCAGTGTCATTGCCATAATTACTTTACCCCCCAGAGCTTGATAACCCCGTCGAAATTCCCTGAAGCCATATAAAATTTCACATCATCAATAGCCGTAGTGGTATTTACATATCCTGCTTTGTAAATGTCTGTCGCTACAGTTGCTGACGATCCTTCCTGACATGCCGACCTTGTATAAAAATGTTTGACGTATGTAGTTGAAGACGGATTAAACAAGTGCATTTCCCCACTAATGTGCGCATTAGCGTCGCTAGATAATTGACTGTCATTGGAAATCATTATCTGTGCGGTTCCCTGAGCCTGATCAGCACCACCTTCATAGCCAACAGAAGCAGCACTACCTTCGACGTGATATGCTCTAAAAAAGCTACTCGTTATTGTTTCGTCATAACTGGTTGAATCAGTAGCATTGCATTGAAAGCCGAAAGTTGTCATATCTGTCGCTGGATTAATGTTGTAAAACTTAAAAATATATTCCCCGTAAGTTGAGTCAATTCCAGAACTAAATGTTAGTGATGCAGAATTGGAAGCAGTCTGCGACGAAAGCAGAACTACATCTGCGGTAGATACTCCGGCCACTCCCATAATGGCGGCTTTGTGTGCTCCTAAAGGCATAATATTATCCTCACTTCATGTCCGTTGAGTGGAATCCATACCATATTGTACCTGCATCTACGGTTGTAAAGGTAAGAATATCCACCCCGCTAGAGGTTAATGTGGGAGCAGTACCGTCTTTCCAGTCAACAGCACCAGGCCAATTAACTGTCTGTGAACCGCCGTTAGTCAGGATTAATGTGAATGAACAGGCTTTACCAGTAGCAGACGGATTCGAGAACGTAAAAGTATTTGTCGATGTATCCACCGTAGCAGTCACGACATTACCAGCCGTTAAATCAATGTCTTGTGTACCACCACCAGTGCCTCCAATAGCATTTACTGTTTCGGCATAATCTTTAATCTCTGGTCTAATAGCTTGCTCATCTTGAAAGTTAATATAACCACCTATTATCATATCCGCTGCTGAATCAATAGCAATTGCAGCAGTGGTGCCATGTGCCACACCTGCTCCAATCTCCAACTTATCAGTACCATCGTCCAGGCCAATACGATAATCAACAGCATTACCATCAAAGTTAATATAGGTATCTACTGCTGCGCCATCCCCCACAGTAACGGTATCATCAGTGACAGTAAGGATGCTATTTGTTCCAACAGTTGATCCCTCACCAATAACTAATTTGTCAGCACTATCATCGAGGGCTACATAAAAATCTTTCGCATTACCGTCAAAGACTATCTTAGTGTCCTCTGCTCCAGCATCACCGATCGTTAATGTTGGTGTCGTACCAGTCATTGTGATATCGCCGTAAGTTTTTACAGCTAAATTCTCATCAATACTTATCGCAGGTGTGGTTCCAACTGTACTACCTAAACCAATAAGTAAATCATCCGCAGAGTCATCAAGCGCAATATAATAATCCTGAGCGTTACCATCAAACAGAAGTGTTGTATCTTCTGCTCCGGCATCCCCTATTGTTAGGAGTGGAGTTGTACCAGTAATCTTAACATCACCCACTATAGTAACAACACCAGATGCCTGGGTTAATGCTTTAGAATCTGCTGAAGTACCAAGGGTAGTAATATCAAGATAATTCAATTCCGCTGCTGTTGCCGTAACACCATCTAAAATATTTAATTCTGCTTCAGAAGAAGCAATAGCAGTTGTTCCCGTAAGACCACTAAACTGTGTCTTTAGAACAGTTTTGAGCATCCTAAGATGATCATCCCCCTGTGCTACAGAATCACTAGCAGTAGGATTAGTTGCTGTTAATTCGCTAATGTATGATGCGCTTTCTAGTGCCATAATTCTATCCTCAACCCATGTCTAAGCCAGCAGCAAATCCGTACCATATTGTTCCTCCATCTATGGTAGTGAAGGTCAGGATATCCACACCACTACTCGTCAAAGATGGCGCGGAGCCTCCCGCCCAGTCTACTGTCCCCGGCCAGTTTACAGTTTGTGATCCACCATTCGTTAGAAATAGCGTGAATGATCCAGCTATTCCGTTTGCCGGTGGATTAGTAAACGTAAAAGTCTGCGCCCCAGTAGACACCGTAGCAGAAACTACATTGCCAGCGGTGAAATCAATTGCATCAGTTCCGCCTCCAGTATCACCCAGTGCATTGAGTGTTTCAGCATAGTCCTTAAATTTAGGTCTGCTAATTTCCTCATCCGCGCAAGCGATGCTTCCACCTAATGTCATATCACCGTTAACGTCCATTGATATACCGGCAGCAGTACCATGTGCTGCGCCACCGCCAATCTCTAGTTTATCAGTGCCATCATCTAGGCCAATACGAAAATCCTGTGCATTGCCATCAAAGATAATATAAGTGTCTTCAGCAGTTGCATCACCAATTGTTACCTTTGGCTGATTAAACTTAGTCTCTGATCCATCACCGTTAATTGAGATCAGGGTATTGCTACCAGCAGTCGTACCCGTACCGATAACCAGATCATCAGCGGAATCGTCTAATGAAATATGAAAGTCTAAAGCATTACCATCGAAAGCAAGCATAGTATCTTCTGCTGTAGCATCACCTATAGTCACTTTCGGCTGTGCGAATATTGTTTCTGTTCCATCGCCATTAATAGATACTAAGGTAGCTGTGCCAGCGGTAGTTCCTGTTCCAATTACTAAATCATCTGCTGAGTCATCAAGTGAAATGTGGAAGTCCAGCGCATTACCATCAAATGCCAGCATGGAGTCTTCTGTTCCACCATCCCCAATGGTTATAGTTGGCGTTGTTCCACCAACAACTATGTCACCATTGTCATCAATGGTAGTAGAACTATTCTGTAGTGTTTTACCACCAGTACCATCAAATCTTGCGATAGCATTATCTGTCGCTGAACCAGGCCCACTAGCATCTCCGACTGAACTCTTACCATCAAGCAGATTGATTTCAGCAGCGGTGGATGTAACCAGTGTTCCACCAAGCTTCAATCCATTTGACGTATCATGGGAAGCAATATCAAAATCTATTGCCCCATCCGAAATGGTGACATCTCTGTCTGAGTTAATCGATATTGCAGGGGTCGTGCCAACTGCTGAACCCAGCCCTATAACCAAATCATCAGCAGAGTCATCAAGACCAACGTAGTAGTCTTGGGCATTTCCGTCAAAGACAACCTTCTGATCCTCTGCCCCGCCATCACCTACTGTTAGGTTTCCGCCAACTATAAGATCGGTAGTAAATCTGCCAGTAGTATTGACATCAAGAGCGTATGAAGGGCTGGTATCACCAATCCCTACCATTTGATTTTTCAGTGTAATAACGGCACTGCCATCTAAATAGAAATCAGTCCTAGCATTACCTGCGCCATTCTGTATCTGGAAATTTGAAGAGTTAGAGGCATTATTATCCATTTCAAATATCTGGTCGCCAGAAGAACTCTCAATCTCCACAGTGTTAGCAAAATTAATTTTACTGGAATCAATTGCGGCATCAGATGCTACATCTGCATTAGCAATAGTGCCGTCAAGTATCATAGTAGTGGTTACTGTATCTGTACCACCGCCCTGTGTTGCTGCAAAATTATTTAACATTATTATTCACCTCACGGATATCCGCCAGTATTCATAACCCTGAGTTGTGAGCCTGAGTGACGATCTTTATTATCTTGGTTTTGTATATCATCTACTGCTTTTTGGAAAGCAGCCAACCATAATGGAACTCTCTGATCATTCATTAAGAAAGGTTCTGCCTCTAATAAAGTTCCATACAAATATACATCTGGGTTATTAGTCAGCATATCATTTGTTGTCGCTGAATCAGACAAAGCAGTAAACGTCTTATAGTAAAGCATTGATGTAGTATACACTGCATCTGGATTTGGACCCAGCCTTACATTATCTGCTATAATTGTAAACACTTGTGGTTTAGACTTCGCGCTTCCTGCCCACAATCTCGACATCATCTCTGGGGTAATATAAGATAATGGAGTTATAGGATCAGTAGACAAATGAAACTCTTTCATCTGCACAAACCCAGTAGGCAATGAATATTCCCTTGTTCCAGCAGCCGTAGAGATAGCCGTAGAGACAGTTTCCATGTCCCTAATCCTAAGATTACGATTAAACCTAGCCTCCGCCAGAGTGATAAACTCTGGTATGCGATCAGTTAGATCACTTCTGTCTAACCAATTTGCGGCTGCGGTCTTAAGCTGCGCGAAAGTCCCTATCGCCATCAGACATGAACCAGTCGCATACTCACATTAGAACTACCTACTCTCTGATGATGTAGGTACTGAGATACACCCTGCCCAGAGAACTTAGGCACGTTAATGAATGTAAGTCCAGCAGCAAGTTTCAGATCGTTAGCAGTGCTAACAGACGCGCTGGAAGATGAAGAGAAGTTAAAGTAAATCTCTCCGTCCGTATGGATACCTAGTATTTTAGCGGTACTAACATTCGTGGCAGCAGCAGATGAGCCAACTGTTACGACACTCTGCACATCCCATCGATTGAAACTACCGTCGTCGCTTTGTCTATACATAATTTATACCCTTTAGATATTTGTTGGTGCTACTTTGAAATACTTATAGTCTGGATTATTAAGATAAGCAGCAAGAAGTTTAGAGTCTTTCTCAATGGCACCATTAGTATCCTGCATCCATTGATCCCAGATATTGATAGGTATGCTTGCAGCATGATGCCACTCGCCCCTTTTACCTATAGATAACTTATCACCATATTGGTTCATCTTCCTTTTGTTTTCATCAACAATAGGCTGTGCATCCTGAACTGTATTCAGGGTAAACTTATCATCAGCCTCGTCATAATGAAAATCAGTTCTGCGCCAAGGCTCTGTATCTACGACTAATCTTTTAGACATAGCCTATATTCCCCACCTTGGGCGCACCATCTTTAGGATCATTGTCAATATATGCCTTCCTTAACCAACCCATAGCATCAGTTGGTTCTTTAGGTTTTGCTGCTTTAGCAGTTGCCTTCTTTCCCTTTACCATCTTCTTGGCAATCGCTTTAAAATCAGAGTCAGTTTCCATTTCTATGCTCCGTTTTGACTTAATACAATTCTGTCAGTTAATGTAAAATTTCCAGATACGCTTACACGCTCCTCGTCTACCCAGAATGGATGAACCATATGATCCAGGGTAGCAGGAAACATGAGGATTAGGTTATTCTGCGGGGTTACATTCCACATACTAACACTAAGTGGGCTGATTGATTCCCCATACTTAAATATTATATGTCCAGCATCTTGAACGTTAGACTTGGCTTGTTCAGTGAATATCTTCTCTGGCACATCCAGATATACAACAAAAGAAACAATGCCATGATGCTGATGAGGTGGGTTATGATCATAACGTCTTTGAAAGTTTATCCATAGAGTGTCCAGATTAACCTCTAAGTCATCTTTCCCTGGTGCAAAGTTTACACGTCCACCATCATAATGGTACACCATGAAATCAAACCACTGGAAAAGAATCTTAAGAAACTCAGGAAAAACCTTCACCATGTATTCGTTACCATAATCATACGAACCGCCGAAATACATATTACCAGCTAATCTTTCATTATACTCATGATCTTTATTTCTGATTCTCCTTCCTTCCTCAAGTAGAGAATCTCTTAACTCATCAGAAATAAAATTCTGATATATACAAGGTCCGAATGGGAATACGACCTTGCCGCCATATTCGTCCTGAATATTAGGACAGTTAGTTTCTAATTCTTGCATAAGGTGGGGGCGAGTTTCCCCGCCCCCTATACTTATTACGCCTTTGCGTCAGCAAGGATACCGCTAGACTTCTCGTTCTTGGCGACTAGGCCATACTCAGCAACCAAAAGCTGCTTATGAGCATCACCAGTCTTCGCAAGTTCGACAGTCTGGAAAGGACGGAGCCAAGCAATGGCCCAAAAGTCCATATCCAAAAAGAACACGTGTTCCGTACTGTTCATATTACGATCACTCAGGATTCTGAAAGTTCCAAAATCGCTGACGTAAACATCAACAGCGGCCACAACGTGAGCGGGAGCATCACCCTTCGTATTAGTCTGAAGAGATGATACTGACTGTGCTAGATCAGAGATCGCCTGTTTAATAGCAGACGGAGCCAAGATCAAGTCAGGACTACCACCAGCATCATAGCAGTCTTTAATGACATTCTTAATGCCAGCTTCCGTGATGGAAGCAGTAGCAGTAGATTCAGTCATCGCAGTCGTGCCTGTTGCACCAGCAGCAGGTGAACCACTCGTGGGGTTCATGGATACATAGTTGGTAGCAAGCCATGCGGGAACACCAGCCGAGGCTCTAGCAGCGGTCGTGCTGCCAGCACTTCGAACAATGTTCTGAAGCAACATGGATTCCATGTCCCTTTTCATGCGCTTGCCGTTTTTAGCCAATTGATAGGCTTGATGTTTGCCGTGACCGGCATAGTTCACTGCGTCGTCAGTGCCAGAAGTCTGGTTTACATACTGTGAAATCTGACAGTAATTTCCTAATCGCGTAGGAAGCACCCGTGCGGTGGCAGCAATGCTGTCATCGCCCTCAAGTTTACGGTTAGCCGCGCCAGCGGTAATCGTATCCACTTGCCATTCAAAGAAAGTATTTTCTGCTGTTTCTTTTGCACAACCTGACATGAAGGGTGTATCCATAGGAGCGATATTGTAAATCACGTCTGACAATTGTTCACGAATAGCAACGGAACTATAAGTCGTTGACGTATTTGTAGCAATAGCCATTTGTTATCTCCTTTTTAGGAATTAAATAAATCTTCCAGCAAAGAGGCTGCGTCATCGACGTTACCAGTTTGCCGTAAGCGTTTCATTTTTGCAGTATTTTTTGCTTTTACGCTATCAGACTTTACAGTTCCTTTTCCACTTCTAGCAACCTTTGGCTTATTCTTTATCTTCTTCTGCTTTATGCTAGTAATTTTCTTCTGAGAATCTTCCCAGGCTTTTGCTTGCATTAAAACAAGAATAGAACGATGATCTACAAGTTGATTTAACTCTTCCTGTGTATAACCTTTAGATAAGGCAAAGTCTCGAATCTCACCAGCAATTGCTTTCTGCTTCTCAGGCTCTGCCCACGCTGGTAGTATACTTACTAATTTAGCGTGTTCCTCCTGAATAGTTTGAGCGTATTGCTGCTTATATTCTTCTTCTTGCTTTGCGGATTCCTGTTGATAGTTCTGCTTTAGCTTATCAATATTGGTCTGGGCTTCACGGTATTCATCTCGCTTCGCAAGATAGTCCTCCATGTTTTCAGTCTTAAGCCTTTCCCAGTCGGTGTTTTCATATTTCGCAAGCGATGACATATTTGTTTCTATCGCTGTTGAAAGCGCACCTATATACTGCTGTCGAGTCTCCTGAGTCTGGGCAATTTCATTCTGGTAGAACTGTGCTGCCTGATCTAACTGCTTTCGGTACTCACTCAACTCTTGTGTTTTTTTCGTATAATCTGATTGCCGAGAATATCCTTTTGCAAGTTCTTCAGCGGTAACCTCATGATCTTCTCCGTTTATTCTAACGGTAAAGAGTTCTGGTTCGCTGTCCTCCTCCTCAGATACTTCCTCTTCATCAGATTCTTCTGAAACGTCTTCCTCTTCAGATTCTTCCTCTTCAGATTCAACTTCTTCAGTTTCCTCTTCCGGTAATTCGTCTTGAGTTTCCTCAGTAGACTCTTCACTTTCTTCAGGTTTGGCTTCCTCTTCTTTTGGTGTCTCCTCTTCAGGTTCCAATAATCCAAGGATTGCCGTTTGCGCTTCCCATAAACTTCCAGGTTGCGACGGGTCTTCGTGTGCTTGCGGGGCTTGTTGCTTGTCCGCCATAATTAAATTCCTCTTATCAGATGAATGGGTGTTGCTGTGACATAACCTTGTTCATGTGTCCTGTTTCAACTATAGACTTTATATGACCATTAAGCTTGTCAAGCAGTCGCATCGCAAGCCAGATTGATTCTCTGGCTTCCAACTCTGATGAACCGCTGGCGTTCCAGCGATCCATTAAATCTTGTTTTAGTACATCAAATGCTTCGTTAAATAGTGGGTTACTTAAAAGGCTTTTTGCTCTCTCTTCTCTATGATCGTCGCTCATGTTGGTCCTATTGCTACGGCTCGTTTCTGTTCACGTTCCAATTGAAGTTCCGCCATCTTTAATTGAGCATCTACAGCAGCTTCCTGTCCTTCCTGTTGAACCTTCTGCGCTTTAATCTGGACATCTGCTGCCTTAATTTCTAATTCTTTCTGTTTAATCTGCATCTCCATTTGAGCCATTTGCTCCTCTGGAGTTGGTGGCTGCTGCTGCACCTGTGATGGGTCAGTTAAGAAGTCATTAACATTCTGGAATCCCATTGCCTTAACAAGGGATGCCCCAAGATTATACATATTCTGTTCTGTAACGATACTTAATCCGCCCCTCATTGCGTCTCCAGCAAACTGCAACATCCTTGAAAGGTGCATCATCTGTTGATCCTTGTTTCCACTACCCAGAGCAACAGATACAGTACAATCCATCTTATCGCTCCATGAGTCAGGGCGTATAGGAATCCACTGGTTTCTTAACATAACCACCCTCTGATGATCTTGATTCTTCATCAGCAGCGTGTAGATAGTAAGCATTAAATCTTTTACACCAGTCTCTGCAAAGTTTCTGGCAATTAACTCTACTCTGCTCTGGGCTGCACCCATGACTGCATTAACAGCAGTAGCCGTAGTATGCGAAGTCAAAGCATTATCATTAATACCCTGTGACATCTTCGACACACCAGCCCTAGACTCTCTTACCCCGTCAAGGTACTCTAGCATCTGGAATGAGTAAGGCTCTAATGGGGGAGTCGCTAACGGCATTACTGCGTTAGGTGACTTGACTCTAACCACACCACCTGGTCTTTGCGTAAGAAGATCATCCAGGTTGGCCTGACCCTCTAGAACCGCATATCTACCGAAATTCTGGTTGTACATATTATCCAAAAGATTACGCATCAATACAGATTTATAGAGTTGAAGATCCATTACTAAGTCAGCAACGGAAACACCAAAGAACTTATGCGGAACCTTTATGGGGGTAATAGAAACAAAGGGAACAGAATCTATCTCGTCATTTGCAAGGACATAATCTCCAACCGTACAGACTTTCCTAAGTTCAACAATCCCATCTCCATCGTAATCAGTTTGAAGAAAGGACTCATGTAACCAGTATTTCCTTAGAGCCTCTTCAGTTGAACTCTCGCTGATATTAAAATGATAACTATTATCGAACTCATGCCTTGCTGCTTTCTCTCCAAAGAGATCAAAGTCATTATCCTCGCCAGAACCAAGAGTCTCTGGATCAAGAGTTTGGCCTGGATACATCTCCCTCAAATCAGATAAGGTCTTCTGTACTCTATGGCAAACAAACCTGGCGTCCTGAATCGTCTTAGCATCTCTTGAAATAAGAAATTCAGACGGCGGAACATTCTCTATTCTAACTCTTCCAATTTGCCTCTGCCTAGAAACAACTACATCATGGTATATACCATCATCCTCCTCGTAAGGAGAGTGTTCTAATATCTCTACGTCATCATTTGATATAAGAATATTAAATTCCATATCATCAAGATGCGTATACTCTTCCCTGACGGAATCATCATAATCATCCCACCATACTTTGACTATACCATTCTTAGATAGCAGAGCATCGGTGAACCAGGAGTACAGTATTTCCCAGCCAGGATTATCCTTAGTAAATACATAGTTCACGTAGTCAGTAGCCTGTTCAGCCATAGGCACATCTTCAGGACCATGAGGGGAGAATTTAACCATCTCATCCCCAGACGCGAACACCCTCATTAGAGAAGGCTTGATCCACTCTATAGTATCCTGAACAGTAGAGTCTACATACTGGCTACGCCCCTCAACTTCATTTCCAAAGGGCTGACCATGATAATACTCCATCGCCTTCTCACGATGCTGTGAAACCGTATCACCATAGCCTAAAGAGTCAGTGATCTCACTCTGTATTCTGGCTACTAGTTCTTCTTCAGTAATCTTTGCCATTAAATAATTCCGTAGTTCCTATATTCGACATCTTGTGTCCATGTGGGGTCTTTACCAGCAACCGCAAACCTCTGAGATTGGAAGGCGTACCTTGTTGCGCTCATAAGGTCATCCCTGAAAGGAACTACCTTGTTCTGTTTCCTATGATACATCCTGAATTCTTCAAACCAGTCGCCAAGAGTAGAGAATACCTTGAATTTACCACCCTCCATAGCCTGGATCATTGCCATTAACCCCTCTTCTATAGAGTTTGATCCCTTATTATTGCCCAATGCGGGTGGATTAGTGAAGTGTTCAAGGAGAAAGTTGCATCCTAAGTTCCTGTATTGGTCGGCAAGTCCTGGATTTCCCATCGAATCTCGCCTATTTCCGTCATGTGGGTAGGCAATGGGGATAAAGTGGGGTCTTCCCCTGATTACCTCTGAATGTACCGCTGGACTGGCCTTGGATGCCCTATAACAGTCATAAACATAGAACATTTCCCCTTCTGTGTCTATCGCGCACCACACTACGGCAGTAGGATGGTCCCATCCGAAGTCTATTGCTGCTATTCTGGGCCAATGATCCTCCAAATATAGGGGATCAACCATAATTTTCTCCTCATTTAGAGGGAAAATAAGGCCAGAACCAATAGAAGGTCTGCCATTCTTACGCATTTCTCTCTCATGTGGGCTATATGAGGAGAGAATCTGCTCCATAACCACCTTATTTAAGTGGCCTTTCTCACCATTCTTGGAGGTAACTTGCTCAGATGCGTCATCCCATGTCGCATTTACAAGTGCTTGACCGCTCTGGAGGTGATTCATAAAGGATGCCACTGTCTCTGTCATCCCTGCCTCTGGGGTAAAGGTCATATAAACCATCCCCCTGCGGTCTAATGTCCTCGTAACAGCCTGAGAGTAGATGTCCCTGGATGGTTCCTCGTCCAACCAGATACAATCTACACTACGACCCTGCCACTTCTCTACACCCATCTCATAGGCTTTGAAGAATAAAGATGAGTTCCCACCGGAAACATGGCGAATAAGTGCCACGCTCTTTGCGTTTGGAACCCCAGGCTTCCTTTCGGTCTTTATTATTAGATTTTTCGGTACAGTACCGGAACCAAAAGCGTCTGGGTCATCGGGGGAACCCAGTAATTCAAACTGAACAATATCCCTGGTTGTCTCGTTGGAGACACCCCCAGCCCATGCTATGATAGGCTGCTTATACATCCTTCCTTCCCACCAATCTGGATACAAGCCTGTAAGGTGGTAACTCAACTCCATACTACCGCAATAACTCTTACCTATGCGGTTAGCAGCCATCAGGAGCCTCTGGTTGGCCTCTGAGCCTGTTTTGTGGAACTTTAGCTGGTAGGGGTAAGGGTCATAAGAATCGATCCTAGAATAGCGCTCACGCTGTCTCTGCTCCCGCAGGAGTTCTAATGCCCTAGTGTTTGAGGAGTGCGTCGAGTTCCCGTTGGATTTCTTCATTCGACATCTGCTCTATATTGGTTTGCTCTATTCTTTCTACAGGTTTCAGTCCCGCTCTATCCAACAAGTCCTTGATCGCGCCAAGACGGACGCTCTCGCTCTCTGCCTTCTCCGCCAGTTCAGATAGAAAGTGTAGGCTTGAGGGTATCTTGTCTGCAAGAACCTTTTGAGTCTGGTCATTGATCTGTTCCCTTAAAATATTTTTAAGTTCATATCCCTTCTGTTTGGCTGTCTTCTCAGAGTATCCTGCCTTTATAGCAGAATCAGTAGCATTGCCAGTTATGGAATAGTGTTCAATAAATTTGTCTTGTCGTTCTGTCATGTGTACATTAAGGCTCCGCCTCTCCCACCAGCATACCGTTTAGCGCGTTTTTCCTCTTCTTTAGCAACGCGTTTAGTTTGAGTTTCCATCCATGCCATATGTTCCTCTAAAGCCTTTTTAGATGCTGAATCAAGTTTAGCCCTTTGTTCTGCTGCCTTCTTTTTTGTAGCAGCCTCTCTTTTAGCTTCTTTCTTTCTCGCTGCTGATGCTGCTTTCCTTACCTCAGCCTGTCGCTCTCTCTCCTGCCTGGACCTATCAGCCTTCCGTATGGCAGAAAAGTCTTCTACCTGCGCTTCAGGCTCATCACGCGCTGGAGGTGGAACAACAATATCAGGAATCACTGGAGCAGGTGGAGTCCATTCTGGCACTGGTTCAGTATACCATACTCTAGGATCGCCAGTTGTATCTGGCTCTGGCCCTGTAGCACCTAAGTATTCTCTCATATGATATCTAGAAGGTATACCAAGAAATTTAGGTGTTATATCTTTTCCTAATGCTCCTGATTGCTCTACACTTTGTAGATATTGTTGAGGAGGATTAAATATTACATCTGGAGATACAGGAGTTGTACTCGCTCCTGCTGCTGAAATAGGATTCCAGATAGATGTTTCAGGAATACTACCCTCCCTAAGTCGAAGTTCTTCTGCATCATTTCTTTGTTTGAATAACTCTTGAGGCGTTAATGCCCCAGAGGTTGTAGATGGTAGAAGGCCAAGATTCCCAAGAAGATTTTGCCTCACCCCTTCTACTGCATTTCTTCCTGCTCTTTCTCTAAGATAGCCTGGTGGAAAGAGACTATGAGGTAGCTGTTTTCTAAATGGAGAGTCCTCATCAGTAAAATGTACAGGAGACATATGCAAAGGATTTGTTACATCCTCATACACTCTCCTTGGTGTTTTCATTGGAGCCTCTGCTCTGGGAGAGAATAATGACGAGGCCACTCCTAACGCAAGAGGACCACCCCTTAAGAAAGGTCGCCAAGATGGAATTCTTGTAGGTGGAGGCCCAGATGGGCCACGCATCCCTGGCTCTATAGCCCTTATCATCTTTTCTACAGTAAGATTTCGTGGTGGTGACGTAAGAGGATTTACACTTCTTATAGGATTTGAACTTCTTGGCTCTATATGAGGGAATAACTCTTGAACAGGCCAGATGTTTGATGGCTCTCCCTCACTGACAATCCTATTGAATATATCCCTGGTCCCTTCCGGTATCTTCTGTAAGTTTTGCCAGTCTCTCTCAAGCTGTGAATACTTATCAGTTGGCTCAACTGTCGTAAGGTCAGGTGGCATAAAAGGTTCATTAGACTCTGCCATGAATCTTTTATCACCAAGATCAAATGGGAGTATTGATGTATCAACTTCAGCATCCTCACCACCAAAGAACGATGGGATATTTTTAATAAACGCCCACCTTTCTCCAGGTTGTCCAGGAAATCCAGGAAATTTAGGAACATCAGCCATCGTAGTCGAAACGACGTGCGCGTCTTACTCTGTTTCTGTCTATCCTGGATTTAATCTTCTTTTTGCCTTTCTTTACATCCCCCCATTTATCCATGAGGGCAGCGACAATTAATTCCCACATTCCATCAGGTGGTAAATCACCACCCATACCACCAACGCCATAGCCTGATCTGGGATCAAACTGTGGAGCGAATGGAGTATTACCAGGACTTGCTGGTCTAGCGGGGCTTGTCGGGAATGTGCCTAGGAATCCTCCTGTTGGGCCATAATTTTGGCTAGGATATGCACCCATTGGAACTGGCGCAGCACCTGTAACCAGAGGAGATGGTTCATTAACCCTGCTCCCATAGCCTCTTGCTGAGAATCCATGAGGAGTACGTTGAAATGGTACTGCCCCGAAGTCTCTCCTGTTTCCCTCAGAAGTTCTATGCTGATCTCTTAGCCAATCTATAAATGCCATGATTATTTTACTCCACTTTTCTTAGCCCTTCTTTTTGCTGCATCTCTAGCCTTTTTATACTTCATCCGTCCAGCCTGAGTATAAGCATAATGAATCTTCTTTCCTGATTTAGTTGTTCTTGTGGGCATATTAGATATCTCTTATGTTACTTGAAAACTCCCTTTGGTGAGTGGGGAGAATATATATATATATGTAAAAAGCGAAGGGGGGTACCCCCGTAGCGAGTGCCCGTCCGTATAGGGCACGTGATCGACCGATAGGGAGAGCGCAATATAGTAGACGCACCTTGGTGCGACGTAGCTGTTCTTGTGAGCCTGTAGTATCGGCGAATATCTCGGTTGGTGTTATTTGTTTGGTGTTGGGAAGTTATAGAAGAAGGACGGAACGTCCGCGCCTTTACAAAATTTTCTGGATACCTTTCGGCTACGTGTGTGTGTGGAGGTAGGATGTCCCTATCTGTTGTTTCTTCTCTTCTAATTAAAAAGATAATAGTTATATCTGTGTATAGTTGTTAAGGTAGCTATCCATATCTTATGCACATAGCTATCCTGTTGTATCGGATAGGTCTGTGTATAAGTTGTGGATAGGTAGCTTTCTCTTCTTTGTTCTTTCGGGCCGAACAACTGGCGATCAGGCGGGGAATGGGCGTTGTTAAAATACAACGATATTGTGTGAAGATACAACGCTTTTTAGGTTGACGGATTTTAATTATTCCTGTACCCTGTATGTATCAATCAACTTAGATATGAGGTGTTCAAATGGCTAAATCCTTTTTTTGGTCGAGAAATTGTCCAGTGAAATTGAACAATGGCGTGGGCGATATCTGTCAAGTTCGTGATGATTTCCCAGGTA